TTTTAACAAGTCGTGTATAGTTATAGGCAGTTCTTTGAAAGTTTTTGACACAAGCGACTTTACGCTGGTACTTGCTAACAAGCACTACTAGAGGAAGTTCGCGGCTCCAAAGCAGATGATTGGGAGAATGTATCAAGCATTCGTTAATACCACAAATTAGGAGCAACTCAAACAGGACAAAGGGTAGTGCTTCCCGTTGTAAAAGTCCGGGTTGAGGCATCCCGTGAGGGGCTTACCGAAAGGTATGAGATAAATGTAAAGATAGAACAGAACCGCGGCTACGGCTGTGTCGAATATGGGGTCTTAGCTCAGTTGGTAGAGCGTCTCAATGGCATTGAGAAGGTCAGGGGTTCGACTCCCCTAGGCTCCACCATTTTTGGCTGACTGCAAGAGAGCAGTTGCGGAATGATAACCGTCATTCTTAGAGAATCGTATTCTCGACCAAACTTTAGTCTAACTATTATTGATTAGTTGAGATTTCTTGGTAAGAAATCAAGAGAGTCATACTCTCTCAGGCTAATACAGGAGGTATTCATCTTTAATCGGATGATATCTCCGACAATTTAGATGTAGTTACAGCAATAACTATATTACATGAAAAAAACCAAACAGGTAAAAAATCCCGACCAAAATCGGGTCGTGGCGATGGCCACGTAAAAAACGTTCAACATGGATACGTTGTAAAAAATGTCACGGAGAAAACCGTAAATCTTACATCTAGTCATCTTCTTCTTCGTGAAGAGGATAAAGTCTCTCTCTTGTGAGGAAGACTTTATGGGGTCATCGTTCAACGGTAGGACAGTTCGTTCGCAACGAATAGATTCGGGTTCGATTCCCGGTGGCTCCACCAATTTTTAGATAGACAGTTTTGTTGATGTGTGGTGTAGTGGCCGCACGAGGCTCTCTGAAAGCTCAGGACTTGGTTCGATTCCAAGCACATCAGCCAATTTACAACGGGTACCTTAATCAATCCCTGACGTATTTTATACTCAGGATAATCACGGGCAATAAGTAGGTTGTTAATTTCAACCGAAGACCGTGTTAGGTCGCCACAATCATAAGTCGTGGCTTTGAAGTCAAGCAAGACCTTGACGGGTTATTCGTTGTTTTCGGAAGGTGGCCAGACCGGTAATGGCTCAGCTTGGAAAGCTGACGGCTGGGGAAACCCAGAATAGGTTCGATTCCTATACCTTCCGCCAATTTTCAAAAGTTATGATTGAACATTTAAGTGTGTTTCCAGAAGGCGTAGAAGTAATTACATGGCCAAAACATGAGGTAGAGGCATTGAATGAACGCATTTTGGTTGCTTTAGAAAAAGCAGATTCAGAAAGACGTGAGGCTCGGGCAAGATACAATGCAACATTGCCTACTCACCTTAGACGACTTGGATAGTAGGCAAATGTTGGTTTGTTGCGTTAGTTTCGAAAACTAATCCGGTGAAAGCCGGCGGGGGTTCAATTCCCTCACTATCCGCCACCTTCAAATAAAATAAGTTGATTGTTAATTCTCTTCATGGTAGTATAATTCCTCAAATTGAAACTATCATATGATTACAAAACCAAACTTAACCGATGCTGAAATTCAAGAGAACTATCAAGAATTTATCAAGTTCGTAGGTGACGTGTTCACCGGCGAAAGAAAAGAAAAACTTCTAAAGATGTATTCCGATAACGATGGTTCGTTGGGATTATCTCTAGCCACAGCACCCGCTTCAATGTGCCAACACTTCCATCTATGTCATCCGGGTGGATATCTACAACATATCATGGGCGTCATTAAAATGTCGTTCGCTTCAAAGAAACTCTTTGAACTTGCTGGTTGTAACATTGACTTCACAGATGAACAAATGATTTTTGCAGCGATGCATCACGACTTGGGTAAATTGGGCGACCCTGAGTTTGGCGAATACTACGCTCCACAAGACCAAGACTGGAAGTATAAGAAGGGTGAGTTCTATAAAATGAACGGCAATCTTCCTTATATGGAAGTCACTGACCGAGCAATTTTCCTACTTCAAAAGTATGGCGTTGTATATGATTGGAAGGAATACCTTGGTATCAAATTGGCAGACGGTTTGTTTAACGAAGCCACGGAAAAATACCTGAAACAATACAATCAGGACCTTTATCTTAAAACAAATCTTCCACGCGTCATTCACTCCGCAGACTATACAGCTTGTCGAGCTGAATACGATTCGTGGTATTATGCTAAGAGTGAAGAACGGCTCTAATAATCCCTTTGATGAAAAATATCCCTCGTCTGAAATACTCAGCGGGGGATATTTTTTTGTACACGAAGAGTCCACTGATGCGGATTAAGCACCTTACATGAAACTTTATATGGTCAAGGCGCGAATATCCACTTTCCATACATTATAAATATCATTCAATAACACAACATCATTGACATTTGTGTGAAGTTGTGGGATACTTGACTTGTGTTAGAGTAAATAAACCGTAATAAATTCCTAAATAAAATAGGAGAACCACATAATGGGAAACAAAAAAAGAACAAATCAGGTAATTCCGGACGCAGTTCCTACTCCAGAAATATCTTCAATCGAACTCGGGGAACAAGAATCATATTGTTGGTCGTCGAATGATGAAGCTACAACACGTTATGTTGTAATTCGTGGTGGGTTAAGAGTCTCTGATAAAGACTATACATCAACCACCGAACCCCGAGCTATTGCTGAAAAGGAATTTTGGCAAAGAGTTGTTACCAAGTGGCCGGATGGAACGAAGGTGGAAATCGTTCAGTATGATAAGAAGAAACATCGTATTTGGTAATCTATGAATATGAACGAAGAATTAAAATCTTTGTCTGATATTCCAGAGTCGGATATTGTTTCAAGAATGACTAAGGCAAGTCTATTGGCAGAAAATCCGGAGGTAATTAGAGAAATTACCAAATATGGAAATGTGCCTGTCATATATCAACCACACAAGTCAGTTCTCAAAGACGCACAAAGACAAGACCCCGGACTCGGTGTTCTTATTGAGAACGCAATGACTCCCCAAGAAGTCACGAATCTTCTAACCAAAGGAAAGTTAGATTATAAATACGCACAACCCAAGACCATCAAAAAATGGGAAACGATAGCTAAGAACAGAATAAAAGAACTTAGCAAGTAATATTCACACAAGTTCATACGTAACGTGGCAGAGAAATCTGCCACGTTTTTTCTTTTTGTACTTCTGACTTGATATTTATGTCATGAAGTATGGCAACAAAAAAGAATACAAATAGTTTACCAACTCTCTACGTCCTTCCATCGGAAAGTAAGGATTTACAATCCTTCTCCCAGAAATATAAAGTTGATATGATGGAGCAAGTTGTGGGCATCATAGAATTTGCTATCGAACATCACCTGCCAATGATAGAAGTATTTCAGTTTAAAAATTCTGATTTTGTTATTACATTATCAGAAAAAGATTATTTGACTAATCTTAACAATATCTACTCTTATTACATGAAAGAAGAAGAGTATGAATATTGTCCAAGAGTAGTTAGGTTACAAAAAACATTGCAGTCCACACCAAAAAACACTGATGAAAAACAAACGCATCGACAAAAATGAAGTCAAGGACACAAGCCCTATTATCCCACAACGCAACAAAATAAAGAATCACCTTTCGATTTATCAAAGGAATCTAAATGAAAAACAAAAACAATTTTTGGAACTTGCTACAGACAAGACTACAAAAGTTATATTCGTATCTGGACCGGCAGGAACTTCTAAAACGTACATGGCAGTATATGCTGCACTTACATTACTCAATGAACGTAGAGTAAGCGATTTAATCTACATCCGTTCAGCAGTAGAATCATCAGAGGCCAAACTTGGCTTCTTGCCCGGAGAAGCTGACGACAAAATGGCACCATATTTGGCACCATTGGTAGATAAATTGATGGAGTTATTGCCTAAAGGTGATGTAGATACTCTTAAAAAAGAAGAGAGAATTTCTTCCATTCCTGTTGGATTTCTAAGAGGATTGAATTGGAACGCTAAAGTTATAATTTCGGATGAAGCGCAGAATATGACCTTCAAAGAACTCTTTACACTAATTACCAGAACCGGCGAATTTAGTAAGGTTTTCATTTGTGGCGACCCAGAACAGTCAGATATCAATGGCAAAAGTGGATTTCTCAAAATGATGTCCTTTTTTGATGATGAAGAATCAAAGGCCAACGGTATTCAAGTGTTCAAATTCACCGATGATGACATTGTTAGAAGCGGATTGGTTCAATTCATCATCAAAAAAGTTAAAAAAACGATTTAATCGTCTATTTATAGGTTATACATTTTATGGCTAATAACGAAAGAGTATCACAACTGATAGAATTATTTGCGGCTGACCTCCATTCGGAGGATGTTTTTCTATTGACTGATATGAGTCAGAGAGAATCTAAGAAGCTGGAAATGGGACAATTACTTCTTTTTATTGAAAGTAGTGGTAGTTTCTCCGCGTATAATTCTGCATTTGCTGATACTGCTTCGTTTGTTGCTGCCGGAAATATTTATGGTAATGTAGCTGTAGCAAATGTAGCTTCACAATCTATATCCTCAAGTTGGGCGGCCCGAGCAGTCACAAGTTCATATTCAGACTTAGCAGCAACATCATCATACTCATCATTTTGTAATATAACTAGTACATCTACCGATACCGCTTCTTTTCTTAAATATTTGGGTACTCACAATGGTACAGCTTCATATGCAATTAACGCAGCGGCAGCAGACTCATCAACTACAGCCTTTAATTTGTTTTACAATGGACAACCAAATGGAACTGCTTCTTGGGCAATAAATTCTATTACTACATCTGGAACAGCATCTTTTGCTTCACGGTCATTTGTATCTACAACTTCATCTTTTGCCTCATCATCATTTGCAGCCACCAGTGCTTCATTTGCTAGTAGTTCAACCAGCTCAAGTTTTGCTGTTACTTCAAGTTATTTGATAGGTGCCTATACAAATCCAGTTAAGGCTTGGGCACAAGTAACGTGGAGTGCTGGTAGAGCCACCAACGCATTGTTTAAGAGTTTCAATATTAGTAGCATGACATTCTTAAACTTTTTTACGAATACTGATACTTGGGCACAATTTGGTCTTGTTTTTACTACTCCATTAACAAGCACTAATTACATATTAATTGGAACGGGCGACCAACCATACGCTAATAGAGAGCCTGCTACGGTTATTCTCCATCCGGTCTATGCTAACAGAACAACAACGTCATGCACAATGTCTGTAGGAACAGATAATTCGGCATTTTATACATCTACTGGTGGAACATATCCAAATACGGAATATGGATTTATTCAGTTTCAAATAATAGAATAATTTATGCCAATCATAGGAAATAAAAGAGTAACACAATTGGTAGAACTTACAGCAGGTGAGATTTCATTTGATGATTTGTTTTATATCGTTGATGTTTCTGCTAGAGAATCGAAGAGGATTAAAACATCAGAATTATCTGCGTGGTTAAATGGTAGTGGTAGTATTTATGCTTTTTACGCTGTGACTGCTGGCACAGCATCGTGGGCTACAAATGTTGTTGGTAATACCGTAGGTTCTTCTAGTACATCAAATTTTGCGGTGAGTGCATTGTCAGCTTCTTGGGCCAGTCAATCTTTTAGAGCTGTCAGTTCATCATATGCTTTAACAGCGTCATATGCATTAAATGGAAATAATACAGGTTCACCTTCCGCATCATTCTTGGTTTATACAGGAACTCCAAATGGTACAGCATCATATGCCTTAAATGCGTTGACTTCTGATACATCTACCGCTACACAATTCTTGTTGTATTTTGGTGGAAACAATGGAACGGCATCATATGCGATGCAAGCAGAAGACTCTTTTCACGCAGTCACAGCAGATACAGCATCATACTTTAATAATCTCTTGGGGACGGTTGCCAGCGCATCTTATGCGTTAAATGCTGATACGGCTAGTTCGGTTTTTAATGACACAGTTCCATCGGCGTCGTTCTTGGTATATTCACCGGATAATGGAACAGCGTCATATGCGATTCAAGCTGGTTCAGTTGCAGGAATCATGGGTAACTTTGGGTTATTTCCGGCAGAATTTCAAACGATAAGTGCCTCAGGAATTAATAATATATCAGTACTTTCATCTTTAGCAATAGAACAAGAAACCATGATTCAGGCGTTTGGAAATGTTATTGTAAACTTTACAGCATCAACACCAGATACAGATTATAAACTTAGATTGGTTGGCGTTGACCGAAAGACGGGAGAAAGGTCGGTTCTTGATTCGTCTAAAATGAATTTCAATATAACACCATTAATCAACGTATGGTCAATGGTTGGAAGTGGTTCGATGGCTATGCCTTTTAATTTAATAACTCAACAACCATTATATGGAGAGTATTATCTGGCGGTATCATCATCATCGCCATATCTACAAATAGATGAAGATAGGGATGTGGTATTTAGCGTTTCAAGTTATAGTGATGTTGTGACGGCTGGGTTTGATGTACCTATGGAATTTTATGTTAGTCCCTCATCGTCAGTAACGATTAGTTTTTCTTCAAGTGCTCTTCCGGGACAAGTAGTAAGAGACTATTTACCGGGATTCTTACAAACATCTTCATTACTCATTACAGAAGTAAATGTGTATAGTCAATCGGTAAATTCGGTTCTTTTTACTTGGACTCTTCCAAATTTAAGAAAATTTTATTGTGGAACAAATCCATCCCTAACAGATTTGAGTTATACTTTTTCAAACGCACTAGAAGTGTTGTCGTGTGATGATTGTTCAATAACTACAATTTCATCTTTAGGTGATACAACCGCGTCGGTATTAACTTGTAGAAATAATATGATAATGTCACTACCGACTTTATCACCGTCAATGTCTTACATAGATTGTGCTAATAATCCATTGGTAGTATTACCTGCATTTTTACCAATTACACTACAAACGTTAAGAGCTAGTGATACAGCATTGACAGGAACAGTTCCAAATCTTCCTAACGGATTTGTTCGTGGTGAGTTTCATAATACTATTATTTCAGTTTTACCTAATCCGTTACCACTATCATTGTCATACTTTGACATACACCAAACGTTGGTAGCCACAATGTCAGCCGCACCGGTTTCATTGTCATATTTGGATGTAAGTAGTGCTTCATTTGATGATGTAGCATTAGATAATGTTAGCACTTATCTAGTAAACAATGGACAGAACTCTGGAACGTTCTTATTGAGAGGGTACGGGCCACCAGCATCATTGACATTACAAACTAACATAGCAACATTGACAGCTAGTGCAACTCGTCATTGGACTGTTGCGCACGATTAATTATGCCAACAAACCCGAGCATACCAATTAGCTTTCTAAATGACCATCTTTACGTCACTAAAGATGATTTTGTACCTGTCGTTGA